ATCCTGTCTCTGAGCACAACTCACAGTTATGGAACTCTGGTTCAGATGCGAACAAAGAAATAGCACGTAAACAAAAGCGTAGACTATCATATTACAGTAACATCTATGTTGTAAGTGATCCTGCAAATCCTGAGAATGAAGGTAAAGTATTTCTATACAAGTATGGAAAGAAAATATTTGATAAGATTATGGAAGCGATGAAGCCTGAGTTTGCAGATGAAACTCCAATCAATCCATTTGATTTCTGGCAAGGTGCTAACTTTAAACTCAAAATCCGTAAGGTTGAAGGTTATCAAAACTATGATAAGTCTGAGTTTGATAATGCATCTGCACTTTTTGATGATGATGATAAATTAGAGAAGATCTATAATTCATTACATGATCTATCTGAGTTTACAACACCTGATAAGTTTAAGTCTTATGATGATTTGAAGAAGCGTTTGGTATATGTTCTTGGTATGAATCAACCTGCTAAGAGAATAGATCCAGAAGTTGCAGAAGAAGATGCAACATGGGAAAGAGAACGTCGTGGAGATTATAGTGAGTCTGCCACACCAACTCCAGAACCAGTATTAGCGTCTACTGCATCAGCAGAAGAAGATGAAGATGATGAATCTCTAAGTTATTTTTCTAAGTTAGTTAATTCTTAATTAACTGATGGGAATACAAAAGATCTCTATGTAGAAAGAGTGCCCATTTGAATGATAACCATGTTTAGTTTTAGCCTCCTCATTTTGAGGGGGTTTTTTTATACTCCTGTTTCTCTTGGATTATAAGATGATATAAGTGATCTATTAATAAATGAAGATGACTTATCATAACTCATGATGTTTCGGAAATCTGTTATAAACGCTGATAATAAAGTAGGTTTTAGAATTCTTATTTTTCTTTTATCTTCATTCAATCTTTGTTCATAATCAAAATAAGATACAGATCGTGCAGGTTTAATTGTTTCTGAAGTATTACTATCCTTTGTATACGTGAATGTAAAGTTTTCATCTATAATTAACTTTCCTTCTAACAAAATCCTACCATACTGATCTTTAATTTCTTTTGTCTCAAAATGTTTTGTTGCCATCATATTTTCATTAGATCCATATTTTTCTAAACAATAGGTATATAACTCATTATTACTCAGAGGCCATTGATTTCTAATACTAGTGATATTATTAGTAATTAGTATCACCCAATCTAATTCTGTGTTATCATATATTTTACCAGCGATAATATCTGGTCTTTCATTATCTTTTATTAAGTAATAATCAAAAGAAGTTATTGATTGATCTACATCAGTTCTTAACTTTGCTCTTTTAAATAAATTTTTAACTTCAATTCTTTCATCACTTCTATTTTGGTTTGGTAGAAGTGAAACATAAGAAATGTTTGGTAGTTCTCTAAAATAAGACATTAGTATCCAACCTCATCTGTTTTAATTTTCCATCTGTAACCTTCATCAGTGTCATCTCTATTAGCTCTTTCACCTTGTCCACCTGTAAATTTGTAATCTGTATCGTAAATTGGTTCGAGTTCTTGAAAATTAAGTGATAATAATACTGATACAGGTTGACCTCTATCATAAGATGCAAAAGCACCCTCTGGAGTATAGTTAACTGATGTTCCTGTAAGAGCACAAGTTTTAATTCTATTTAAACCTTTTATTGCCTCATCTTCAGTTGTACGATATTGCAATCTAAAAACATTCGGTGTCCCTAAGAAGTAAGATCTTCCATCATTATCTCCTGCTGTGCTAAGTAATTTCTTTGCTGCCATTCCTTGCTTGAAGAAACGAAGTATTTGATTTACAACCTTTGCCTCCTCTCTACTTCTTGGACTCATTTTATAAACAAATGCGAACTGTCTAAGTGTCGGTCCAGAGAATAATAATTCTAAATTACTATTTGGAACTACTCCTTCCTTTCTTGCTAAGATCGCTTCTGCAGAAGTCTCAATTCCTGCTGCACCCAATATTCTTGCAACTGCTTCTGGTGCTAGTATTGTCCCTCCAAGTCCTCCTTTGGTCATTGCTCCTCCTGCAATTCTACCTAGTACTTGTGTAGCTATTGCTGAAGAACCTGCTTCACCTGAACCTCCAAGAATAAGATCTCCAATTGCAACAGCACCACCAGTGATACCAGATTTTGCTATATCAGCAAATTTAGGTTGAACTGTGTTTAAAGCAGCAGCCTCTAATGCATTTACAGTGTCCTCACCCCAAGCAACGTTATTTGAATCTTGAATTGCATTTGGCATTGGCATTTTAACTAAACCAAGAAATTCATCAAGAGGACTGTTTCTTGCAATACCTTGAGTTATTATTACACCAGGTTGTGTTTTTCCCCAGATGTCATCTGCTCTTGGTGGTTTATATTTGTACTGTGAAATTACTAAATGATCTTGTGATTCTCCTGATGACTGTACAAAATTTGTTCTACCATACAATGCATCTATTGGGTATTGTGCTGATTTTTTACCATCAAAAAATACATCTTTACCATATCTTTTTTCGGTATTTTGAAAATCTTCTTCAACTCCTCTAGCTAATCCTCCTGCTCCACCAGACAGATTTATGGTTTCATCTGTAAGAAAACCAGGGTTAACACCATTTTTAGTTATTTCTTTTACTAAATCAGAATTGGCACTTATTGTTCTTTCTATCTGTGATTGATCATAACCATCTATTGCTCCATTATTAAGGTTATTATAAATTGCATCTCCTCCTGTTTGTTGACCTGCTCTTCCTGTTACCTCAGTTCGCACCTCAACAGCACCTGTGTCTTTGTCATAAAAAACACTATGAGTTATCCCATTCACATTTATATTTTTACCTGTATCCTTTAAAGCCATTTGTTTGTTTTAATTTACAGAATCCCATACTGCAGTAATATCATATGTTCTACCCTCACGATCAATAAAATCTTCAGTTACTAATCTAGCAATATCACCATACTCTCCTGCTGGAACACGAAATACATTACTAATATTTGTATAAAAGTAGGAGTGTATAGTTTTTTTAAAAACAGCAGGAACTTGTATCGCTGATTTATTTAGCATGCTTTCAGCAAAACCATCACGAACATCTGGATTTAGGTAATGAACATTACATCCTAGCATCTTATCATTCTTCATTTCCATTATAAAAGCGAGAGGTCTTCGATCATAATATGGATATCTTTGTGGGTACTCTGCAAAATATTCAAAGAATATAAAATCACCAACTCTTATTTCACTTACAATCATCTCTGCACCTGCTGAAGTTAGTTCTGTTCGCAGTTCATTTGCATACCAATCAGTTCCAGTGGATGCTGTTACATTTGCTCTTTCTATGATATTATAGAATATACTTTTACTCATTTGATTCCTAAGTCGTCTTCTGTCATTATTTTAAATTCATAACCACGATCAGCACAAAATTCTTTTGCTGCTTTCCACTTTGCTTGATTGACCACCCAAGTCTGAACTGAGTATGCCCATGCTTTAGTTCTCCTTTTTGGATTTTGAGGTGGTCTTTCTACCTGTCTCTTTGGTTTGACTTCAACTACCATAACTCTTTTCTTTTTGTTTCGGTCATAGTATTTAAGAAAAAAGTCAGGAAAGTATCTATGAACTCGATTATCCTTTGGAGATATGTATGGTATCCAGAACTCTTCTGATTGCCACTCACTTACACTCTCTGTGATATCACAGTAGTTCATAAATTTTCTTTCCCAAAGTGATCTGTAAATTATATTTGTGGGATCACCTTTATACTTTTTGGGGTGTCTGGGCCTAAACTTTCCATTATATGACATACATAGTATTGTATAACTATAAAAATATTTAGATGGCAGACATAAGTAACTCTGTATTACCATTATATAAGAAGATAAATGATGCTCAGAGCGATCTATTTCCTCTGTCTCTGACTGCTGAGTTTAAGGTGTCACTTAATCTTGGATATGACTCTGATCTTAATAGTTCTGATAGTTTAAGTTCATGGTTAACAAATTGTGGAATAGCAAATAGTCCACAAGATTTAGCAAGGTACGATTTTTTTGCATCAGACGTAACACTACCTGGTGCATCATTTGATATGGCAGAGAGTATGGGAGATAGGCAGGGAACAATAGAAAGATTTGCTCAAAGAAGATTATATGCACCACTAAGTGTTTCATTTTATGTTGATGCGGATTATAATATACTTAGATTATTTGAAGAGTGGATGAACTTTATGAATCCAATTCATAATTCTTTAGGAAGGTATGGTGGATCATTTCAAGGTCAGAATGGATATGGAGAGAGAAATAACTATTATAAGTTTAGATACCCAGATGATTATAAAAGAAATATAATAGTAACTAAATTTGAAAAAGACTTTTACCAAGGTCTCAATATGAATGAAACTCGTGTTGGTGGGTTTGCTAAGAGTAGGAGTGGGGATGAATTAATTCCTGGACCTCTTTTATTCTATCAATTTATTGATGCATTTCCAAGTAACATTGTTGCAATTCCACTAGCATATGAAGGAACTCAGGTAACAAAAGTTACGATTGAGTTTCAATATCTTAGATATAATACTATCACTAATAATGATGCACAGGAATTATACTCTAAAGACGTATTTGGTCTTTACTCTGAAAAAAATTATGATAACTCTATAATAGGACAACTGAATGCGAGTGCATCAAAATCATCTACTGTTATTGGGTATGTAAACGGTGAATTATATAGTGGACCTTACCATGTACATGAAAATGAGGATGGTATAATAGTTAAAATGACAGGTGCTGCTCATTCAGGTGTTGCACATAACATCATATATGATACAGCAGATGAAAGTTTATCTGGTGCTGTTAATACAACTGCTACATCTCAAGAGGATGATACAGGTGATGATGATAATAATGAATCTAATAATCAACAACAGCAGCAACAACAGGCAGACACAACACCACCAGCAGCACCAACTAGTGTAAACGTAACGACTGCAGAGACTGATAATACACCAACTATTACAGGTCAGGCAGAGGGAAATAGTATAGTCAAAATATTTAATGGATCTACTCAAATAGGTACAGCAACCGCAAGTTCAAGTGGTTCATTCTCAATTACAGTTTCTAATCCATTAGCAAATGGAACATACACCTTTACTGTTAATGCGACTGACGCTGCAGGAAATGTTTCTAATAACTCTAGCATTTCACATACAATAAATGTTCCTACTCAACAGCAGCAGCAAAATAACAATCAACAGAATCAAGGTGGCGGTGGATACTCATCACCAGGTTACTAAAACCCTCCTATATAAAATACTGAGAAGAATATTATGCCTTTACCAAAGATTTCGACCCCGACTTATGAGTTGGAACTTCCATCAACTGGAAAGAAAATTAAATATAGACCGTTTCTAGTCAAAGAAGAAAAAATTCTGATACTTGCATTAGAAAGTGAAAACATAAAACAGATAACAACTTCAATCAAATCAATATTAAAAGAATGTATTCAAACAAGAGGTGTGAAGATTGATAGTCTTCCTATATTTGACATTGAGTATTTGTTTTTAAACGTGAGAGGTAAATCTGTTAGTGAAGCGTTAGACTTGGTAGTTACTTGTCCTGATGATAATAAGACAACTGTTCCTGTTAAAATTTATATTGACGAAATAAATGTTGTTAAAAATCCAGATCATAGTAATGACATAAATCTAGACGATAAGTTAACATTAAGATTAAAATATCCATCCCTTGATGAATTTATTAAAAGTAATTTTGATTTTTCCTCTAGAGATGAAGGTGCATTAGAACAATCTTTTGAAATCATTGCTACATGTATTGATCAAGTTTATAATGAAGAAGAATC